GTCACCACAACCGTTGTAGTGTTTGCTGGCTTCAGGCGTCCAAACCACTTACACCTAACTTCGAGCAAAGGAGAACCTCCTGCAGCTATAACTTGGGCCACGACGGAAACATTAGCCCCGTTTGCCCACAGGTGTTGATATGCGGACTGAGAGGACCCCCCACCTATTCTCTGAAATAGATAGCTGTTTGATGCATTTGTCAGAAGAGATGTGTTCCCTATGTTGTTAGAATCTATTACAGCCCATCCGTTTATAGTAGACCCTCTGTTCAGGTAAAAGAGAGGAGAGGTTGCTCCCTGTTGAATGGCATGACCTTCGGATGCATAGTCGTTTGAAGGAATCTCTAAGTTACCAAAGAAAACCGTGGCATTCGCTGTACTAGTGTCGAACACAGGCACGCACGTCATCACATCGTAGCTGTTAACTGACATTATATCAACAGCCAGGTAGCATTCGTTGTCGCCTGGGGTTGTCATCTGGACGTTGTCGGTGACGTCGATGAGTCTGAACGAGAGATCTGCCTTGTTGACTACGAAGAATCCGATGGGAGCCTCAGAAATATCTACTGATGGTGTGGTTGTATCTCTGTTAAGTATCTTCTCCCTATCCGCAACGTGGCAGATCAGGTCTGTGATGTTGCTGTCTCTGGGTACGAAACTTTCCGACGGTAGGCCAAGGTCGTAGGAGTATGTGGACTCAGCGTTGTGAGACAACAAATTCGCGACTGGAATTGGTGTTACATTTGGGTCGTCGTTTGGCAGGGTCATCGACGTGTTGCCGTTCAGAACCTGCTTCACAAGCACGAGTATGTTAGTCGCCGTGAGATCTGTGGTGGTTTCAAACTTGCAAGAGAACGAAAGTTCACCACCCTTAAAGATCAAAGGGTTCGCTGGCGAAGTACCGTAAACAGCATCCACCTCCGTACCATCCAAAGGGCCCATGGCCACCTCCCACTTGGCAGAGTTGCCATTTATCACGTCATCTGACACACCAACTCTAGCGTACGTAGTGGAGTTGTTGTTTAACCCTATCTCTGGAGCAAGGCTCCCCCATCCGTATGTAGCCTTAAGCCATCTTGCGGCCCCATCGTCTGACGGCGCGAGAACAGTCTCGTTGTAGTTTACTTTAGTCTCAGATGTATCGCCTGCGTTGAAGCCGTATATCTCGTTGTTCGGGTGGAACGAATGAGATGACTCGTACAGGTGCAAGTTCTTGTCTGGGGCAAACGTTATGTCGAATATAACCGTAGACCCAGCTGGCACAGCCTCCTCGTCTGGGTTGGTTAGCTCGAGCTTTACAGATGCCACTCTGTTAGGTGTGCCAACATCACCCTCTCTACCCAGAACAACAACCTCGCTCGTTGCAACCAAATCAAGAGCCACGAAGTCGTTAGGTCTATCCTTGTAGACAACGCTCATGCTGGCAGACACTGGCGTGTTGTTATACCCCTCGACGTAGTTCCCGTAGAAGAGTCTATCCTCCACGATCTCGTTGGTGGCCGCCATCTGCGGGACGCTCTCAAACTGCCTAGAAGCCTGCTGTGAGGGTAGAAGCGCAAGAACCTCGTCGTTCTTAAAGTCTACCACCGTCGTGGACGTAAAGTCTGAGTCTATCTCGTCTATGACAAGCCAAGACCCCTCATCTCCAAATCTGACAAGCACACGGATCTTATCAACCGAGCTTGGCTGAGCTGGTATAACCACCTGAGCCACGTTGTAGTTGTTAAGCTGTCTAAGGTCGCCAGACCCCTGCGTCAGATATGCTGGAGGCACGGCCAATGATGAGTACGCAGATAGCGGAGATACTTCTCCAGTCTCATATATGTTCTGATACGCGAACTGAAGCCCTGGGAGGTTCTTAAAGTTCGAGTCTGATGACTGGCCTGCGACGAACCCGAAGACTACCTGAGGTGGCTCCTGAGGCGTTGGGGTGCACACCGTGATGGCGGTGTAAAGTCTAGACCCATTGACATCTGGGTACTCCAGATGAAATCGAACGTCAGCCTTGAACGGCTCGTTCTTGTTGTCCGTCATGTATATGATCGGATCGGTGTCATCATCCACAAACCCAGTGGCATTATCTATGGACTTGTAGGTCATCGTCATATCGACGTTGCTAACCCCATCCCATGCGAAATATGAGCTCGTGACAACCGCCTCCAGGATGTCGTCCTTTATGCGATACAAACCGTTCTTTGACGCGGCGGTCTCACCGACAGCCGCGAAGTAAGGGATGTTGTTCCTGTGATCAACGATCTTCCCAACGATGCGCAGCCCAGATACCGATGTTGATACCTCTATGTTGCCGTTTACTGGCTTTATGACCCCAACGTTTGAGCTGGGTGTTGGTGAGCCAGAAGCGAACTCAGAGAAAGAATTTCCGACCCTAACGTTGACAGCATCTGTGTACTGCTCTGGACCTACAAATCTTGAGTCTGTTTCTGAGTTTCTGGTCCTAGGTGTAACCTTGTTTATCATCAGTACTTAGGAGCTTGCTTGTAGTTCTTACGAATGGTCTTGAGGGCTTCCTCCCTTGTGAAGTTGTTAAGCCTACCCTTCGCCTTGCGCAGCTCGTTATAGTACTCGGTTCTGGCCCTTGCCTTCTCGTTTGCAGGGACGGTTGTCTTGCGCTCACAAAGCTTATAGTAGATGTAACATCTCAGCGCCTCCTCGCAGTACACGTGAACCATCGGGTTCGTAGATCTTGCCTCGTCAGCGATGTACTCCATGACAACCTCCGTGACCGTGGAGTTAACCGACAACTCGATGCGGTTCTGATCAAGGTTCAGCCTGTATTCGCCCTGAAAGTGGCCGCCCCCCAAACCGTACAGAGTGCCAAAGATTCCTCCGTGGAGGTAGTTTCTGAACATGTAGCTGTCAAAACCATCCACTGGACTTGCTTGATCGACAGTTCCAGTCGTTGCTGTCTTGGAGTCGCTAACGTCTGCGACCCTGTTCAATGGTGCCTCGCTTCTGTACAGCGGATCATTTGACGTATCGTCGTACGTCACTGGATCGTCCTCCTTCTGAGAGTAGTTGATGTTCTTGTTGTGTCCGAATACGTACACAAGTCCGTCCGTACCGACCCCGCCTATCTTGATCAGATCCACGAAGTCTGCTGGAAGCTCTACAGTGTCGTTAGACGTGACGACTGGTAGCTTCAGCGATTTAACCTTCTTCCCAGCGTCAAATCCTATCTCCCTAATTCCTCGCATGGCAATGTTACGCAACGCAGCGTCAGACACCGTGCTGACGAAGTCATCCCCGTCCATAGTGATCTTGTAGTCGTCTAGGACCTGTCGTAGGGTTACGTAGTTTCTTGCCATTATGCTTTAGCTTGCTGTTGTGCAGCGTAGTTGCTGATCAACGGATCTCTGAGTCTAACCCCCATCATCGAAGAGATCTCATCAACAAGGTCCTTGTAGTACTCCTTAGGGAGATCAAAATCTCTGGTGTTGCTGGAGTCAAGTATGTACAGCCCGATGGCTTGGTTAGCCGTGGACACAGCATACCTGGGTGGAGTTCCTCTGTCCAGGTCCCCAGGACTGGTTCGTCCAACCTTGGTGACGTATCTCGACGATGGACGTCTGTAGTACACGAGTTTTATCGACGAGGTTGGGGTTGGTATGACCTCTATGTCGTTCATCACTATCGCAACAGGGTACTCTTCTGTTGGTGATGAGAGGTTGCTTCTCTGCAGCATCGAGACCTTATCGATATCGAATACCAGGTCACATGAATACCCTCCAACGATATCATCCCTGTCACCGTCAAAAGTCTCGATCGAGACTATCCGATCCAAGTCCGATGGCTTCTTGAACACTGATCTCTCGAAGCTGTTGTCGCCAGTGGTGTCAATGACAACTTCGTCAAGGTAGTCAGAGAGGCTGTCCTTGATAGCCCTCGCCTCTGAGTCCACACCACCAAGATCAATGTTGGATCTCTTGAGCCTTGCGGTGTTGAGGTAAGCGTCCCTCATCCTCTCATAGACAGCCTCTTGTGCAACTTCGGCGAACGAGTTGAACACTTCAGGCGTAACAAATCCTCTCTGATCCTCATTGCAGAGATCACGGATGGTATTGAACACCTTGACTACACTAATCATAAGGCAAATATACAAAAAGAAAGAGGGGCCCTTTCGGACCCCTCGGCTCTTACGAGAGCTTCTCTAACCTCTCCTGTAGAGATTCGTGAGTGGTTGCCCCCTTCTCCGTCATGAGGAACCTTGATAGGGTGTCGTCTGACTCGTGACCAGCTGGGTTGGCAACAATCATCTTGTTGCTGTCGAACCAGTACGCACCATCAGGCTTGAGGGATATGATCTGGTACGACTCACACTGCTTGACAAGGGCTCTGACCTTGACGATGGGGGAGTCAAACGCTGACAGGAACGCTGACGGATCCTTCTTGGCCTTCTGAAGAAGATCGAATCGGATTTCAGAAGTGTTGCGGTTGATGTCCATGCCGAAGTAAATGGCCACTGGCAGCAACTCGTCGATGCTCTTGTCCCTGACCGCAATGACTGCTTCGCTCATGGAGAACTCTCTCTCCAAGTTGGTCTCCGCATCCTTCTTGTTGTCAACGAGCTTGAAGATGTTGCCTCCGTTTGCCGTGTTCGACGGGTGCCTGTCAAGGTACTCCATCAGATTCGGCTTGGACTTAGGGACTAGCAGGTTTCCGTTGCGAAAAACAACAGCCTCCTTGCGGGCGCTATCGCTCTGCTCGTCTCTCCAGATGGATGGTTCGTTTGGGCAGTATCTCATCTCACGCACCTGGCCCAAGTCTTCGTCAAAGATCGTAATCCCCTTAGACTGGATCATGTGCACAATACCGCCGCCCTCAACGGTCTGATACACCCTAGATGTTGGGGCCTCAACAACCCTCTTGATGGGGGTTGATTTCTTCTTCTCCTCCTTCTTCACAGGAGCTTCAGCAGCTGCAGCTGGCTGTGTCGTTGCCGTGGCACGACGTCTCGTTTGTTGTTCCATTAGAATTCATATAAATTGAATAGTTGCGTTGCTAAGTTACGACATCTTTCGTCACCTATATCCGTTGATATAACTCCGAAGCGAGCTATATCACCCTTGAACGATGATGTGTTGTTTCCGCCAGCACTACCTATTTGATCTATAACTAGATCTCCGCTGGTGTCCCCTGGGAGGGTGCCGATGGATGAGAGGATGTTGTCCTCTGTTTTATCTATGATCGCCACCACGTCGCCCTTGTGGTTGTACATGTACATGTTCCCGTCAGCATCCCTTCTTATCACGAACACGTAGCAGAGCTGGTACTCTGGATCCGTAGGCTGAAACCCGACGATGTCGTTTGCTGGGAATCTGTACTCCACGGTTCCGTTCTGCGTGTTATTTGTTCTGGAGATGGCGGGGGCTGACTTCCTGCCCTCGTGACGAACCCCAAACGTGTTTATCGACACCGCAGGACTCACTAGGCTCTCGTCTTCAACGGCAAGACCAACGGTCTGCCCAGACGCGCTACCATATATAGACCCAACAGCACCTGCCGTGCTGGCGTATACTATGTACAGAACGTAATCGTCCTTAACGGTCAGGGTGTTAGATAGTACCAGATACTCGTTTGTACCGACGTTTGTGCAGTCCTTGACTATGCCGAGAGAGCTCGAGGCTGTCGTCTTGGTTATCGTCCCAACAGAGCTGGATACGTCAACGTCGTACGTAGACCCACCAGTCCCGCTGTTAGCGAGCGCAGTGATGCTGTATGGTGACGACGCGTCGTACGTTGCGTTCTCAGCCTCTAGGTCAAGTATAGGCTTGTAGTCGTCTATGAAGAAGTCTATGTCGTTCACAACGCTGGTCGTGGATGCAGTGAACCCGTTGTCGCGCTGGAGGCTTGACAGCCTCGTGACTCTGTTGACAGGGTTTGCCTTCACAGACGCTCCGATGGTCACAGACGTCTTCACCTCCTTAAGACTCGAACCACTGTAAAGTGAATCGAATCTCATGATGTTTGGGGAGTTGTCGCTCCCGAGGAAGTTCATGATGGACTCAATAAGATCCACCTCCTTCCCCTCCTCACAGTTCACGGTGACTGTCGTCTTCTCAAATGACTCACCGTCAGTGAGGCTGTTTTCTTCGTATGGCGTGGCGTTGTTGAAGTACAGGACGACACCACCCTTGATGGCGGTGACGTACGACATAGAGTCTGCACTCACTCCAAAGACGCTAAGCCCCTTCCCCGTATCAGACGAGGAGGAGCTTAGCAGACTTAGGTCTTCCTTTCTAAAAAGAAAGTACTTACGCTTCACGTTACGATGCAGTGAAATCGATAGTAGTTGACACTGTTCTAGAACCACCACCTGGGGCAGTAAGGGTCACAGCGCAGGTGATATCGTCGGCACCTCCAGTATCTGCAAGGAATCCTGCAGTAGCCAGATCAGCGATGTTAGTCACGTTTCCTGCAGCCATGGAGATCAAGGTAGTTCCGTCGGCTTCGTTGCCAGTGATGGCAGCCGATCTAACAAACGTCACCTCTCCAGAGTCAGATCCGTCACCCCCACCATCAACTCTGCTAATAGTGAATGTGCACGTGCTACCAACCTCTGCGCTTGAGTCAAGGTTGGTGTTGGTAGACTTAATGTCGAATCTAAACGGAGCCGTTTGAGCGATGGTCGTGATCGTCGTTCCTGATCCATTTACTGCGGTCACAGTGAACGGGGCTGGTGCATTACCTACAATGTAAGGTGAGATCTGGTTGATGTTTGAACCGTCACCCAGTTCAAGCATGTTTCCCTTCGCCTTGGACAAGAAGGTTGCGATGTCTGTACAAGCTTCTTTTGTCTTTCCAGATTGTACTTCGAAGTACACGATCTCCGCTGGCAGAGCTGCTGCGGGGTTGTTGTCGAGGTTCTTGAAGTACAAGGCTACGATAGAATCAGACTCAGCCTCCACGCCCAAGAAGTTGTCCACAGGAAGGGCCAGCTCTTCAGCGTTCATGATGCTACCGTCAGCGGTAGCGTTGTGGTTGAAATATGCAAACTTCATGTCCGATAGTTAAGAAGCAAATGGGGAGGAGCCATTCCCCTCCCCTATTGCCAGTTATGATTACAGCGTGATCGTAGAGCAAGCTGTGATGTCAGCGTCGAGGTACAGAGAGTTAACGTCGTCTGCCACCACGATTACTGGATCAACGCTTGAGTTGACAGCCTCGATGATTGCTTTCACAACCTCCTTGGCCTTGCCAGAGGTGATCGTGAGATTGCAGTCTGTTGAGTCTGCCGCTCCGTCAATAGCCACAAACTGAACGATCAAGTTCGTTGCAGAAGAGGCGTCGATACCCAACAAGTTGTCTGCAGGCATGCAGATGTTGTCTGATGTTGAGTTCGCGAAGTACAAAAATCTTTTCATGTTTTCTTACTGCTTAAGATTATCCCTTCAAAGCAACGTGCTGGTTAGCAGCGCGAGTGATCAAGCAGATCTCAGAGAGGTAGTGCATTTCTGCGATGTCCTGAGACAACTCGTTCTGTCCGAACACACCTCCGCCACGGATCCAGTGAACCAATTCACGGCTCTGACCGTTAGCTTCTTTGTAGTTCAACTCCAACGATGGGGCCTTAGTACCAGTACGTGGATCAGTGACCTGAGTCAACGGAACCATGGCTCCCATGTACTTCGTAGAAGCGCCCAACAGGGTGGGATCATTCAACAACTTCCAGTCGTGCTTGTGGAAGGTGTAACCACCTCTAGTAAAGCTCTTGAATCCGAGCTGGACAGCCATGTCTGGTGAGTTCTGGAACGCACCGAACTGACCTGGGAGACCAGCGGTGACAGCAGAAGAGATACCAGAAGCCAACATGTCGTCGATGGCCAAGTCCTGCGTTCTGTTCACGTACATAGCGTACTCAGCGGGAGCGCCTTGCTTGTCGAGCTCGATGATGATGTTGTCAAACTCAGCGAATGAATCGAGAGGGTTAGCGCTACCGTTCGTAACCTCAATACCTCTCTTCTTGATTGCCTGGAAGTAACCCTCAGAACCAGCCACACCGCCTGGCTCAGATGCGATCGTGTCGCCAGAATCTGAAATCTCACCGAAGAGCATCATCATCTCTCTGCGATCCAAGAAGCGCTGACGAGCCTCTTGCTCACCATGGATGTACCATCTGTAGTCACCACCCACGTTCACCCAGCCAATGTTCGTTGCCTGAGATCCGTTCACCTGGAACAAATCCTTGACAATCATGAAGCTGTTCGTGTGCTTGGTTGGAACGGTCTCCATGAACTTGCTAGGAGCTTCAGCGCCCTGATTGTACATGTTGCCCAAGATGATCAGCTCGTCACCAACCGCCCAAAGCGTGTTCGAAGTCGACCCGTCGAGTCTCTTGAATTTATCGACGCTAGAGCCAGACAAGTTAGTGGCAATAAAAACCTCGCCAGTGCGTGCGTTCATGACGACGTCCTGGAGCTGAAGCTCCGCAATTGCGGTGATGCCAGTCACTTCACCACTCGTTCCAGCTGGAGTTCCAGCAACCGTAACCTTAGCGTGACGACGCTGCTCCTCCCAGTACTGGACGAAGTCGTTAGTACCAGCCGACTTGGTTGCGCCAGTCAACTGCAAAAATCCAGTGATACCCTGATCACCATAGGTCTTGATCAACAGATCTCTGTTGTCTTCCTTGTTAGCCGTCAAGAGAGCGTCCACCGTGGTGTACTTTCTTGGGGCCGTTGTGAACGTTGCGTATGAATCGCTACCGTTCTTAGCTACTGTAGCCATAATTTCTTAGTCTTAGATGTTAAAAGTCATTTTACCTCCGTTACCGATGATGTTTCTTAGTTGTTCGGTAAGCGGATTAGAAGTTGGTGCTTGACTCTGCACGGGTGACTTCGTTGATACGTTGGCCGCGTTCGCAACCACGCCCCTCTGACCGTCACTCATCCCCTGCTTGTATACAGATGAGATGATGTGATCTATGTTGTCAATAACAGCGCGGTGCGACGACAGCGTGTCGTAATCCCAACTGCCATCCTCCCGTACGTAAGGATCGAAGAACTCGTCAAGCTTTGCGTTCTTCTCCTTGAGTGTGGATTTGTATTGGTCGTTCAACCCGAATGTCCAGGTCTTGCCGTTACCGAGGTCAAACTCTAGACCAGTAAGGGCGTCAACCTCTCTACTCATGTTGTTAACCCACTCCTCCGTAATGATGGGGTCACTATCATCAACAGACTTCTGCTGCTGAGCTGGAAGCTTGTAAGAATCTCTCATCCTCCCAATAGCTTCCTTAGCTTTCTGAGCGTCAATCTTCAGCTGTAGTTGTGCCATCTTAACCTCATCCTCACTGTATACGTCAGGATTCAGCTTGTACTTTCCCTGCATGAGAGTGTTAACTTCGTCAGGCGTCAGGTTGTTGTACTCAGTGGACATGTGCACACGAACCGCGTTGTAATCATCCATCTCGGATGGGTTAAGACGCTGGTATGCAAACCAGTCCTCTGGAGATCTACCCGTCTCCTGAACGAACTTAGCGATAGCCTCTACACGCTCGTCAAGTTGTTGTTGTGTTGGTTCTGGCGCGTTGAAATCATCGAATGAACTTACCTGTCTACCGAGCCTCTCGCCCATGTATTCAAGCATCATCCGTTCAGCCTCTGCGTCAGAGATTGTTTCCTGTGTTGTCTGTGCTGGAGCTGGAGTGAACTCCCCAGATTCCTCATAGGCAGGAGCCTCCTGTTGAGGATGTTCCTGCTGGGGTACGGGTGTCTGCACCTGCATGCTCGCAGCCAGATCCTCTACGTTGTCAAAGAACTGAATTTCAGTGGACTGTTGTTGAACCTCTGGCTGCTGTTCCATTTGCTCCACAGCTGGAGCTTCGTTTGATTGAATTTGATCTTCCATGTTGGTTTAATTTAGCCAATGTATGCTATGCACGTACCTGTTGCTAGGTCTACTTCTTTCCATCTACCATATATGGTCATTCCCTTTGGGAAGGCCTGGGTGCTTGGAATTTCCAAACCACCATGACCCTCGTCTTGATCTGGGGTTGCTATGCTGTGAGCAGCGTCATCGGTGTTTGCCCAGCGATCAGCATCCTCAGCCACAAGACCCCCAGTTGCGTCAAACGTGCAATCTTCAAGCATTGTTATGGCAACAAAAACTCTGCCGACAGGTGGTAGTATTTCAGCGCCTGCAGCCGTAGCGTACACCGATCCCAGCTGACCAAATGCCACCTGATTTGCTGTTGAAGTATTAGATAGGTTTGCCATTAGCTCAGTGTTGTTGATGAGTTGTCAAGACCGAATATTGCGTACTCAATGAGTTGATCGACCTCCGTCCCGTAGGCCTTAAACGTTTGACCGTTTGGCACAGGGATGAAGGCAAACTCTCCGCCACCGATCTTAGCGATGTCGATATCGTCAGTTGTACCGTCGGCCCACAGGTACACAAACTTTTCAAGATCCGTTGCAAGGTTCCTGATGTACAGGTAGGCTCTGTCTAGCTTGTCCGATGCCTTGTAAATAACTGGGTTACCTGCAGCGGAAGACGTCGGAGCCAGCTTGACTCGAGTCACACTCCCAGCATCAGCAGTGAACGTCTTCGCAGCAGCTATAGTAACTGGCGTTGCAAGGACGTTGTCTGTGGCTAGAGTTACGTTAACTCTAACTGTACCCATTATTCAAAGATGACCATGTATTCCAACGTCATTGACGTTGCAACACTGGGGGTGATGCAGATGTCTGCGGCGGTGGTAGCGCTCCATGGGATGAGCGTCCAGTCACCAGCGTAGAGTCTTCCAACCTCCTGAGGAGAACCTCCTCCGTCACCAACAGAGATCTTGAAGTACTCCGTGGCAACGGTGCTGTTGTTCTTCAGGTACACCTTGTGAGCCTTGCTGGCGGTGTACTTGCTCTCATCCAAGAGTGGATCGAGGGTGGTGGAGGTGTAGATCTTACGAGCCACACCAGAGGTCTGATCCAAACCAGTCACAGAGTCCGCCTTCGTGAGCGTGGACGTGGTTGAGAGGGCCAGAGCGTCGCCAGTGAGGTCGCTGCTAGAGAGCGTGATCGATGCTGTAGTGGTAGCCATTGCTTGTTATATCTTGAAAAGTTTGTTGCAAATATAACAAGAATTATCTGTGTCTCCTTGTAATGCTTTGTGCTGCGCGAGGTTGCTCGCTATGCTGCCTGCCAGCCCTCGTGTCCCTTCGCTTCTTCTCTGATGAGGCCCTGTACTGTTCATCAGACATAGCATTGATCGCTGCGGTCGGCAAATACCTTTCCCCAGTAGCGTCTTTTCCCTGTGTTGATGGTTTGCCGCTCTTAGTTCTCCACTTCTGAGCAGTCCACATCTTGAGCGATTTCTGTGACTTCTTTAGCCCCATCAGTTCCTGTATCCGCCCCCTGCCTCTTTGTAAGCCTTGGCAAGCATCTGAGCCTTCCTAGCAGACCACTGACCTCTTCTGCCTCCCTTACCCCCAGCCATGATTCGCTGAAAGATTCTCTTCCTAAGTGATGGCTTGGTGTAGTTACCAGCCTCGTTGACTCTACTCTTAGACTTCTCAGCCATGGCTCACTTGCTTAAACTTAGCGACCTCTACAGCCTTTGGGTGAGGCTTGTACTCCCCCTTCATCAGAAAGTATCTACCCCTATCCTGCATCCAGTGATAGCCAGAAGGCGGTGACACCTCCACAGACTTCTGAGAGATGTTTAGCTCACCCCCCTTGTTCTTCTTGACGATGTTCATTTGCTAGGCCACTTAACTTTGTTAGCCCACCATGCTGGGGACAGAGGTCCTCTCGCGATGTTCTTCGCGTGTCTGGACTTAAACGCCTTGCGCTGCTCTGGTGACTGGTTGGTCTTAACCCCCTTCTGACCAAACTTCAGGTACTTAAGCACCCCCTTGTGGTGGACTACTACGTGATGAGACTTCCCAGACCCATCGTTGAGCTTCTGGGCCTTGTTGACCTTTCTCAGACCGTGCCTAGCAAGCTTCTTGCTTATCTGTTCCCTGGATGCCATGGCGTAAAGATACAAAACAAAGAAAGGGGCTCTATGGCCCCTATCTCGTGCAGAGAACTACGATTACTCTACGACCGTAGCCGCAGGGAAGGCAGCTGCAACAGCGGCATCAACCAACAAGTTGACGTCGGTCTCCGTAGCTCCTGCGTAGTTAACGTGAGCGTGGTGCTTGAACACACCGCCGTTCTCCACGACTTCAAGAGTCAAGTACACGTTACCCTCTACGATCTGCAAGTTCTTTGCAGTGAAGACAGGGTTGAGCAACGTGAAGTCACCGAAGTTGTGCTCTCCAGAGATAGTCCACTGCTTAGAAGTAAAAGCGTAAGCCATTTTTAAGGTATTGAATGATTAGTGATGCAAATATATAAAAACTTAGAGTGCCGTCCAATCTCTTGATGGGGAGAAGAAGACTTCGTTTGTAGATGCGTTGACGACGTACCCGCATACTCTTACGTACTCCCCAGCTGTAGACGGTGCTGTGGTGGTAAGCTCACCAGCCGTAGTAGACAGGTAGAGTACCGTTCCTGCTGCAGCCCCAGAGAATCCAGTGTTAGAAGAAAGCTTGATAACTCCTTCGATAAGCATCTCTGTTGCAGACGCTGCGTCTGTAGCGACAGCGATCATGCCGATAGACGTGCTACCCGCGTTTGCGTCCCCCTCTGCCCACGAACCTGCATTAGCTACGTATACCTTGCCTGCCGTCACAGTTCCAGAAGCGAACTGAGTTACAAGTCTAGAGCCAGCCCCGTACTCACCAGTAGCTGGAGTGGTCAAAGCCCTACCGTTTATCTCTACAGCATCGGCCCTGAGGTTTCCTCCAGAGACATTGAGGTCCCCGTTAATTGTAATCTCACCTAGGTTGAAGTCACCGTAGATAAGTGGGGTGGTGGTGTTACTGTTTGCGATATACAGCTTGTTGTGTGTTGTTTCGTTGTATCCCGCTTGATAACCAATAAAAACGTTTCCTGTACCAGTAGACGAATACCCAGCCTCTCTTCCAACGGCCACATTTTGACCACCACTAATATTATTATAAAGTGCCTCACGACCAACGGCTACGTTGCTGTATCCCCCCTCATTATTAAGCATCGCGTTCCACCCGATAGCAACATTTGATCCTCCGCTGTCAGTATTAAGACCAGCCTGATGGCCACCAGCTGTGTTGCCTCCGCCATTAGTCGAGCTTTGGAGCGCCTGATAACCAACCGCTGTTGTGCCACCGAATGTCGAAACTCCAGAGGAGCCCTGGCCTGCGGCATATCCAACAAGAACGTTGCTACTACCAGTGGCATACTGACCAGCAAAGCTGCCAACACTCACTCCCCCAAACCCTGAACTCTGTCCAGCTCTATATCCTAATGCCGCAGCATAGTTGCCAGTAGCATCATAAAGAGATCTATACCCGACACCTGTGGTAAATTCAGTCCCAGTAGTGTTGCCAATAGCATCAACGCCTATAGCAGTGTTGTATGACTCAGTGGTAAGCAACAACCCACTATTGTACCCAAGCGATGTATTCCAACCTCCAGTATTTACGGCTTTTAAAGATTGATAGCCAAGAGCAGTATTATTACCCCCAGTAGTCAGAGCAGTATTGCCAGAGCTAATCATGACGTTGTTACTACCGTCATTGATGTTTGCCAACCCGACTACATCGAGCTTAGATGTCGGTGAAGCAGTCCCGATACCTACGTTGCCAGATGAGTCGATGCGCATGCGCTCTGTAGAGCCACCAGCAGCAAACAAAAGATTATAACCTGAATTAGCCCTAAACCCAATGTCATAGATGCCTCCTCCAGAAACAGTGGCGGAGCCATTTCCAATAAGTCCCTGATAAGTTCCGTCGCTGTGATAAAAGCCTATCGCTGGATTAGTTTTTAAGTCCAGCGTGTGAACTGGTGAAGTAGTCCCGATACCGACGTTGCCAGATGAATTGATACGCATAACCTGACTACCAGCAAACTTCCAATCGTAATAAGTTCCATACGAATTCATTTGGTCTGATTCGTAGTAATTCGTGGCAGAACTGTCTTGTATCTTCAAAAGACCATTGTTGATAAACGCTGATCCCTCAACATGTAGTTTGGATGCGGGACTAGTTGTTCCGATACCGACGTTGCCGCTTTCCTTTACAGTCAAAAGAGGATTAGCAGTACTACCCTGCGCTACAGTAAATGCTCTATCTGTTTCGTTGTTATTTACATCAACAACGACAGTAATACCCCCGTTGGACTCTATTGTTTCGTTTGCGCCTATGCGAATACCACCATTAACTTCAAGTTCTTTGGCTGGTGAAGTAGTTCCGATGCCCACTCTGCCTGAAGAGCCGTCAATGCGCATTACCTCTACATCTGACCCAGTCCCAGCTTCAGCCTTGAAGATGATGTCTTCGTTTGCTGCGGTATTACGGATTATGAAGTCTCCAGTGTAATTTGCTATCTCTGCATAGGTTCCACTGTGGAACATAGACAACCCAGACCCACCCATAGAAATCCTATCTCCTGTATCAACTCTAATGCTCCCTGATACATGAAGCTTCTCGCTCGGTGAAGTAGTCCCGATACCGACGTTGTTTGAACTGCTTATAAAAATAGATCTGGTGCCAGTAGATTTAGCTCCATTAACAAACTCCAAACCACTAGTGCCATAGCTGCCGACAAACCATTTTCCAGTCGTTCCATGTTTCAGCTCTAATCCATAGTAGTTAGCTGCCCCCTCTGAATTAGCCGTAAAGTAGGCCCCTGCATTTGTTGTTTTTGACTCTATATAAGCGTCGTTGGCGCCCGACCTCTCCAGAAGTAGTTTGTCTCCAACAACATGGAGCGGAGTGGAAGGTGTAGTAGTCCCGATGCCGACCCTACCTGAAGAGTCAATGCGCATCTTCTCTCCCCCAATGGTGTAAACTGAAACCGTGCTTGTAGCGCCAGCAGAGCCCAATACAACGCTTCCGCTACCAGACAGAATCGTAGCTCCACCAATTCTATATGCAGTAGCGCGAATGTTTCCATTTACATCTAGCGGATATGCTGGGGTAGTAGTTCCGATACCAACTCTGCTGTTAGCGATGTCGATATAAGCTGTGTCTGTAGCCGTAGCCACCCCGTCTGCATTACCAGCCCAGATGTTACCAGTAGCTATGTTAGGGACGTCGTTAGCCCTCCCAGCACCCATAATAATCCCAGAGATTTTGTTCCCCGACGTGTTTACCTTGATGATGATACCGAGGTTCTGGATAGCGTTAGCCCCCGTAGGCTTCGTCGTAGTCCAACCCCCAGACTCTCCGAGATACACTGTCTGACCCTCTGTGTAGATAGAGGCGTCAGGTACGTCTACGTTGTTGATGAACCCGATGGCAATCCCCAATCCCTCCTGATCGTCAGCGAGGTCTTCATTAAGCACGAAGTGTGCTGGGTAGTTCGTAGCTGCGTCAGCAGCAATAACCTCTGCAAGGTTCCCGACAGATCCAGTGACGTGTACAGGAGTACCCTTAGTGAGAGGCCCACCACTTACGTTCTTTACATCCTCTGCAATCGTCTTCGGGTAGGCAAACGTAACGGTTGCTGCACCGTTAGTAGTAAGGACCTGACCGTCAGCCCCGTCAGCAGCAGGGAGCGTATACGCGCTCCACTTCGTGTCGTAGTCTGTGGCGCTGTTCTTCTGTATGAACTGATTCTCTGTACCGCCAGAAGCAAATCCAGGACCAGCAGGTCCGTCTGCACCAGCAGGGCCAGTAGCACCAGTATCACCCTTCGGACCCTTCTCAGTGACCGATACAGATGAGCTGGCTGGTGATGTTATTTCAACCGAGGTTGAGGATTGTACAGTTATATCTATAGACTCCCCGCCCTGCGTGGTTACTGTGATGTCACTCATCTGTATGTAGTTTATGCTATACCCTCTGATACATCACCGTTGACCCTGAAAGACCCTCTTAGTATGGTCTTCTGCTCGTCAATGCCAGTGGTTGTGTTTGGTTTGATCTGTTGTATATCGTAGACGTAAACTCCAGGCTGTACCTCCCTCATAACCGAAGGAAGGGCCGTTATAGTGAGATTTCCACTATCATCAACCACGAACGACTCGAAGGAGCTCTCCTGACCCTTATCGTTAACTCGCTTGCTACCTATGTCCTTGGTGCCGATGATAAGACCGTCAGACCCCTTCGATCTGGCGGACTCCACATCCTCTCTCACCTGCATGGAGAACTTGTATCCGTCGGTGGCAAGCGGAAGAGCAGTGCCAGCCGAGTCCTTGAGTGTTAACGTGATCGAGAAGGTGTCACCCTGTCTGCAGATGATGTCGAGTCTCTCGCTTACGTCTAGATTTACCTTCTTGGCCATATCAAATCATTTCTTGAGGGCTGAGCCCCTTTCTCTTGTCAATAAGTTTAGCCTGCTCATCGGCCTGCTTTCTAACCCTCTCGTCCTTCTTCCCCTCCTTGAACACCTCGATCTTCTCCTTAAACTCCTGATCGTCGGTCTTGAACCCGAGGGTTGCTTGAGCTCTTATCAGCTCGATCTCTCTTCTATACTCATGCCTCACCTGCTCAAGCTGGATCTCGAGCTGGGTCTTAAGCTGCATCTTCTGCTGCTCCATCTCGAACTCCATCTGCATCTCCTGCTGCTTAGCCTGGGAGGCTGACTCAGCTGCTTGCTGGGCCTGTTGAGCTTGCATCTGCGAGTTCTGCTGTGCCTGCTCCTGCATCTCCTTCATGCGGCGCTTCCTCCTGACAACAAGAAGACGCTCCGCCTGATTTATATCCTTAAGCTGTCTTATGGCGATGGCGTCCTCGAGATCTATCTCTCTCTGAGCGATAGAGGCCTGAATGTTCTGCTCCAAATACACCTTCTCCTGATCCTCCATATCCTTCTGCACGGTGACCCCGAAGTTGAACATGGGGAGGTCGCTGAACCCAGACAGAGCCTTCATGTTCTCCTTTCCGATGGCGTTCATGTAGATCGTCATCAGCACAGAGTCTGGTGGGATGATCTGGAGGCATCTCACAATATCCTGACATACCTGCTTAAACAGGATGGTGGAGGCATTCGTGATGTCGTACGTTGCGTTGTTTCCAGCCGCAATGGCCTGCTGCTGAACACCGACAAGGGTGTCACCCTTGGGCGTTGAGGCATCCATCATCTCGTTGATACCCGTAGTATCACGGATCATGTTGAGATAGTGGTTGTAGAGCGTTATGAGCTCGTTGATGTTGCGGATGTTGTTCGGGATCTGCTGGATCGGTGGACCCTGATACCCTCCCTCAGCGTTCTTGCTTCTGTAGTAGAAGACACCCGTCTGCTCGTAGATGTCGTGCAATTCAAGCGGCTGCAACTCCCCACCCTTGCCGAGCTGAACGTTCTCCAGCCCCTCGATGTCGATGATGAGTCCGTCTGGCTTTGCCTTGGCGACAGCCTGCTGGATCTTAAGGTGCGTGACCTGGAGCATGTCAGCAAATCCGATACAGCTCTCGACCATGCTCTTAGGCATCATGTCCCTGAGGTTGGTTGCGACAGCAGAGTAAGACATGCGGGCTCTGGTGACGTCGTGCATATTCCTTGGGACGTTGGTCTTGATACCGTATCCGATCAAGTAATCGCAGTCCATCACGAGCATACCCCCATACACGGAGGTGATCTCTACCTTGTGAGGCTTGCGCTCGTACACCCCCTTGTTAGACTTCTCCTTGTACTCAAACCCCTCGTAGTAGAAGCCTGTGTTACCGTATCTGTTCTCCTTCTCCTCGAAGTACATACAGTCAACAGAAAGGAACTCGAAGTCTAGGACATCAACCATGTACTCCTCGTAAGCGTACACGTTTCTCCCCATGGAGTCGTCGAAGTACTTGTTCTCGAGTCTGGAGAAGTCTCCGTTGTGGTTCTTTGACTTCTTAGCAATCTCCTTGTACTGCTCATCGGTGAGTTCGTCACCAGCGATACGCTTAAGCTCCTGGATGGAGATGGTCCTGATGTGACCCGCGTATACAATGTCCGAGAAGTTTGGGTCGTCGGTTGAACTGTGGATGAACCTGACTGGGTCAACGTACTCCGTGACAATACCGTAGTTAGGATCGTTGTTACGCTTGACCACAGCCATGCCGCACGAAACCAAGTCCTGAACGCATCGTCTGAATATGTTATCGTTGAAGCTGTTCCACTCCAGCGTCAGGTTGGTAGCTATCTGCCCAGCGATCTCAGCATCTGTCTTGATGTTGGTGTCGAGCAGGATCTCAGCCTCCTCAGTGGTATCTGGGAGGTTATCTGGATCCTCATCCAGAACAAGCCCACCAGTCATCTCCTTGAGCTGCGTGAGCTCAGCCTTCATCTTGACCTGATTTATGATCCGCTGCTTCTGCTTGTTCTTCGCAGAGGTAGAGATGGGATCAACAGCCTCAAGGTTCGGGTATGGGTTTCTTGACAGGATCTTGTTCACTACGATCCTAGAGAACTTCGGAAGGATTGGAACTGGTGTGTAATCGAGGTTGACAAGCGATCCGTCGCCGTTGTTTGGATCAAGAGACGTCAGGATCTGCTTATAGATCGTCGTATCCTGTACGCCGTTGGCGTAATCTCTGTTCTTCTCAAACGTACGTGATCTCTTCTTATACAGAGACTTGTCGTCATGGATTTTACCCCACTGATTCTCAATAGCCTTCGCGTACTTCATCCCATACTCCTTCGACATCTTAGTCTCCTTAGATGCTAGCGGGTCTGGGAAGTTCTTCGAATACTTCTTATTGGTGTTATACATTCCGCGAAGTCAAGGGTTGCATGCAGTTGCAAATATAGTGGAAATACTATCTATGCTTGAACCTTCGCAGAAATACCTTATCAGAAAAGTCGGACTGAACGAACTTAGGCTTCACCTTCTGAGCTGCAAGCAGCGCCAACCCAGAGCTAATAGTTAAGTCAAACTTCGTTCTGTTGTCGATCTTGTATCCTATCCAGTCCTCGAGAGTCTTGTTGAAATACATCTTCCCGTATTCCCCAGACTCTCTGTTCACACCCACGTGGTCATGGATGTATGCCTCGATGGCGTGAGCATGGGCTTGAATCACATCCTGAGAGTTCGATGGTATGCCCTTAGTTTTCGTCTTAGTGAATGATGCTGACGTCAGGTGGGCTGGCCTGTCCATGAGATAACCGTCATAACCCCTGCTCTCGAAATATCTAGCGATCCCGTACTTGTTGTTCTCTATGAGGATTGGATAGCCGTAGAACACGGCTGCCTTTAGCACGTCCTCGTAGAATATCTTAGCGAGGGGCGGGCGGGACGCATACTCAAGAACAAACATGTTCGATGGATGCTCCATGTGAAACTTGTTGTACAGGTGTAATGCCCCCTTAGAGCCTCTTCCATCAAGAGTGGCATCAAGGTCGTAAGAGTCAACCCCGCCTACCCCCAGCTCTGCATTTGGTGCTATACGTTTGCTCTTGATCTCCGACTTAACGTTCCTGAGCTCAGGCGGTGGCATCCATGCAACCCTGAACCGACCCTTTGGGTCTGGGTCGAATACCACCTCAGTGTCCTGATCCCCGTTCTTCCACACGAAGTTGCCTCTAACGACTGGGTTCGGGTATAGGTCGTCATTGTATTGAATTTGCTCGTAGATCTGACCTATGTTGAACAGGCTCCCCTCGATACTATCTCGGAAGGCCTCGTCTGTGGAGAACGGGAACTGCCTTATGACCTCGTTAAGCTCCGACGGGTCCGCCTTGAGGCTCTCCCTTTCGTTCTTAAGAAATGTCTTAGCTCCTTGAACGACGCTATCGCCATCAAGCCCATCCACAGGGCTATCAGGGTCATCGGTGATTGGGCGTCCATGTCTGTCAAAAAATCCTTCAAGTGATTCATATGCTGGGATAAATAGTCTATACAGTCCTGATCTGGTTCGCCCGTTTGCGTTCCTCTCCTCTGGGTTGCTATCCATCCACAGATCCTTATACTCACTCCCCCCCTTGTCCATGGGGTTCACAGTGCTACCCACCAGAGCCTTTCCCACAATCTTCCTACCCACAATAAGACACGTACGCTGAATCCTCCAAGCGTCACGAATATCCGTAGGCTTCTCCCACTTGCCAGCCTCATCAAGATAGAGTATGTGAAGCTTCTCACCGTCATAAGCGTTGTTGGTCGTGTTCTTCCAGTTGACGACAGTGTTCAGGGCATCACCCTTGTTTGACGTCTTGTTCTTCTTCGTAATCCTCTTGCTAGGCTCCCTGAAGGCTAACTCCATGCGCGGGTTAGTCGTACCGTCCTGAATGGGTTTGAAGAAGAAAGGGTATGACTTGAACATCTGGACCACCTTCTTCATGAAGATGTTCTCCTGCGCGTCCTTACCCGTCTTGGACTGGATTCCGAGTAGTTTATCTTTAACCTGCGTAGCTTCATCGACAAGGACTGAAGAGCAGATATTAGTGTATCCAGAACGACGACACTTGGTGTAGAGCTGACCAATGCAGCGAGGATCCGCCTCACAGGCCGCCATGTGTAAAAATATCTCACGTTGGAACTCAAGATAGTAAGGATACCCTACATCTAGCTTGGTCCACTGAAGCATCATGTAGTGTCTCCCCGTAACGTATGTAGGGACACCATCATTGTAAAACCAAAAACCCTCACGCCGACGGCGAAACTCCTCCTCGATATACGGAGAAAACTTCTGCCGAAACTCCCTTGGCATCTCCCCCCACTCATCCATAGAGCGAATCCTCGACAGCTCCTCAGGCATAGGTCTCCTCTCCCACAGCTGCATGTCGTTTGGACGTCCATATCCCTGAATCTCCTTCTCGGGAGGCTGAGCGGGAAGTGCAACGAGTAGCCCACCGATCTGAACAACTTCACCCTTCGTACCGTTGGGGCAAATTGCGACAACAGGCGTGTCATAATCCTCTATGTTCAGGAGGGTGGACATCAGTATACCTGACCATATCTGTTGCTCCTGAAGCTTGGGGCTCCAGACTTAGGGTTGTGTAAGTTCATGTACTCACCGCACCTCTCGCACTTAATGTCGTGCCTAACCTTATCGTCTATAAACTTGATGCTCACGTTCGATGCGTCGATGACGTCATCTGAGCAGCTGCACTTGTACTTAGCCATAAGACATATGTATTTTGACATCGTACCCCCACCTGGAATCGAACCAAGATTACCGCTTTAGAAGAGCGGAGTTTTATCCGTTAAACTATAGGGGCAATAGCCTCAGACGCTGTTTCGTTTCTTGGGTCTGTTCTTCGCCCTGTTGATGGCCGCCGAAACAAAACCCCTGATCCTGCTACCTATGTGCTGAGCGTCCTTGCCATCACCGTTACCATAAGTACCCTTATCCCTGTTGTACCTGTTGAGCTCAGCCCTATACTTCTTAGCGGCTCCGCTCTTACCGTACTTTCTGTACTCCTCCTTATAGTTTCTTGTGGACATGAGGCAAATATACGATCACCTGCCTTGAGATCGATACTTCTTCTTGTAGTTTTTGGACGTCTTAATGTTTGACGTGCGTGTCTTGGCGTGAACACCCTTACGTCTCACGCGCTTCTTGCTGTAGGTTGACTCAATTACCTTGGCCATGATGTTATTTAATTTGTCCGCAAGGTGGGACTTGAACCCACATGTAACCAGTTACCCTTTCTACAAGGTATAAGCTTGAGGGGATACTCGCGGCTATGCATTTCTTCTTTCGTGTGTTCTCTTCCTGTGACAGTTTGAACATCTCACCTCGCACTTTCTGATCTCCTGCTTGATGGTGTCGATGCTGTACGACTGATTCACCATGTCGGATACGTTTGCGATCTTATCTCCGACAACGTGATCGAAATCCAGAACGATCGGATCTGACTCACCGCAGTCCACGCAGCTGCACATGTCCTTCACCCTGAAGATGAACTCCTTGTTCCACTTGCGTTGAGACCTGTTTCGCTTCAAGGATCTCTTCTTGTAAACATCCTTGTGCTTTTGGTAGTGAGCCGCAGAAGCCCGTCTCTGATCCTCTGGATTCTTGTATGGCATCACATCACCTTGAGAAGCGCTCTGCGAACCCTCCAGAGTAATCCTTCTCCTGCTCTATCGACCCACTGTCCCTGAGATCCCGAACCATCTGCTCCAGTCGCTGCCTCTCTATGATGAGCTCCTTGCAGTCAACAGCGGTCTGCTTGATTGACTGAAGCTCAGCCTTACGAGCAGCACCACCAGCCTCTGGATCGACAGGCTTTTTGACCTCCTCGATCATGTTGTTGATGGCTATCTCCATGCTACGCATGAGGTTCTCAGAGGCGTCAATCGTTGTAAACTTCTTCCTCGACATATAGCAGGTCTTCGGCTCTGGTTCTGTAGTACTCCTTACCGTCTATCTTGATGCGGTAGTCTCTGTTCTTCGCAAACCCAACGACGTCACCAGCGAAGATCCCCATGTCATCCGTGTCCTCATTCCCGTACACGAGGCGACCCTTCGTTGGGAGCTTCTCCTCGAGCTTCACCATCTCGATGAGGTCCGACGGGAACTCCTCCTCGACCTCCACAGACTCCAACAAAGTCCATCCTCCCAAAGTCTTTATCTCTCCAGTCTTCTGGCTCTTGAAGGCGATGGCCTGTGAGTTGATGGCCTCTGGGTCGTACTTCACGATGTAGTGATCATCTTCACCAGTCAGTGGCTGACCCCCCTGCATCACAACGAGATGGTGGAAGTAAAGCGTATCCCCCTCAGACACACCAGTGTCGTACTTGAAAGGGGCCGCTACGACAGGTCCTTCCGTGATCCTGTACTCAAACTCCCCTCCCTCAAACCTGGTGTCTATGTAAAGCTCAAGACCACCATCGGTCTTGACGGTGTCGTTGATCAGCTTGTCTAGCCGAACAACGAAGAAGTTGAATGTCCTCATTGAATTAAAAGTTAAGGTCGAATTCGATCATGCATGGCATGTCGTCTATAGACTTCCAAAGAACCTGACCGTCCTCGCGTCTAATGTACACAAGATATCTCTTCATCTTGTGCCTGTGAAGGTGTTCGTCGTCAAGAACGATGGCGGATACGTTGCCATCACCAACCTTCATGCCTATGTAATAGGCCATCCCGTCCTTCGGGTTTTGCCCGATGACGATCTTCCTGATAAGTCCTTCCATGTCAATTTAATGATATCCCTAGCCCGTTGAGAAGATCATCTATGTCAAGATCATCGTCATCTTCGGTCGAGGGGATGAATGTTTCCTCCACAAAGTTAAGAAGACTTATCATCTCCTCCTCACTATCCATGTTGTAGCTGTATATAGCCCTCAAACGTCTCTCACCATCCTCCTCCTCCTCGACGAGTCCAGTCACGATAAGAGAGAGCACCTCATCACGCACACCATACTTCTCTATGATGCGCTCAACCTCGAAAGCAACACGCTGTATCTCGAGCAAAAATCCTTCTCTGTCCATATCTTTGGGGTTAATGGCTATAAGGAAGGGAACCAAGAAGCGTCTCTTCAGGGAGTTCTCCCCTCTGGATCAAAGGTACGTCAAAAGAAACTACCTAAAGAACATCAGGAGGACGCTAAAGAATTTCTGCAAGAGCAGGGATATCTTCGAGAAGGAGCTCATGTTCATGCTCTGGGGGTATGATCTTGAGTTCTTCACGATAAGGCACGCAGCTAGCGATATGGATGTCAGCACGAGGGTGATAGCCGAGAAGACGCTATATCCGCTGATGAAGGAGGGGTATGTGTATAAGCACTTCGATAAGATGACCCCGTCTCAGACAAGAGAAGACCATCTATTTAGAGACGAGACGAAGTACAACTACAGAGTTCGATACGCACTAACGCAAAAGGCTCGCTTGTTGGTGCAGGCCTTTTACAGGGAGTTGGAGTCTTAGTCGTTAGGATATGAGAACGCTTATACTTGTATTTCTCAGCGCCGCGGAGTTGGGGTTGCTCTCTTCGTAGGGCTGATTAAATGTAACTGATATAAAGTCGGGTGCACCATCAAGATCGGTTAGATCAACTGTCTGGTCAGTTCCACTTGAATCGGTGTACACAAAGTTAGATGTTATGTCGATAAGATTCCCGTTCTTATCCCTGATGTTGAACGTATCGTTACTGTCTATCCATATCGGGACGTCCAACATAGTAACCGTGGCAGGGACGGTGGCGTTAGTCAGTGTTATAGAAGCGTATGATTCGGTCACAACTGGAGATCCAGTGCTGTTCTCTGCCCTGACTGGAAATACAAGATCAAAAGAGTTTATGCCATCATCAAAGTTGCCGCTAAATGCACCATATTCTGACGACGTTGTTATCTCAGCCCCATCAACACCGTAAAGCGTAAGCGTTATCTCAAAAGAGTTTGAGTACGACCCAGTGAAGGATAGGTCAATCGCAGTGTTGTCGGATTGAGACACGCTAGCCGTAAATCCTTCTGGAAGTATTTCGACATCAGAACCAGATGATGCGCTTCTCACATCATCGTACTCCGCGCCTTCCCACTTCGACTGATCAAGAGCTATTTTGAAAGATGTATCACCTTCACCGTAAACAGTCTCAGAAGATGATGTGTATGATGTGCCTCTCTTAATGTTCTTGTACGTGACGTCAACCGTCATGCCAGTGTCCGCATTAGTGGCTACGGTATTGGCGTGATCGGATAGGTCCAACCACCCACCGAAAATAAAATAGGATGAAGTGATTCCAGTGTTAACGCCTGATTCGGCTACCGAATAAGATAGCGTCCAGTTATCCATGCCCCCATCGTAACTGAATGACGGCCCGAGAACAGGGTTAGACATCATGAGGTTAGATCCGAGTCCTAGCATCATTCAAATATTACTTCGTAGTACGTCTTTCCTTTATCGTCTCTGCAAGCCTTGAGGCACCTCTTACGATTAACCCCATCATAAACATAAGAGACGTGCACCCAGTCAGGATTATCGTCATCACCAAACTCCCAAATGAGCTGATCAAACTCCAGATTTTCTTTAATCCAGTTGAAGATCTGAGAGTTTGTACAACCTCCGTATACGTCTGCATCGAGATCGAGTGCTCTTCCCTCCACATGCTGACTGCGTACCGACCCACCGATAGCAGTGTTGAGCTCAGGCGAACGATAGCCTGACGACACGTATATAGGGCACCCGAAAGCGTTCCTAAGAGGTTGAAATATGTTGACCGCAACCTGTCTGAGATTTTCTGTAGTCCACTCATCTGGTGTGTTGTTTATGCCTAGCCTCTTAGCCGTTGTGCTCTTTGTTACCTCGGCGAGAGAGAGATTTTTTGACAGCTTCATTATTCAAGCGACGCTTTTCGTTTTCCACAGACGGGTCCTTCTTCTTCCTCTTGGCGTTTAGGTAGCGCTTGCTCATTCACACTCGTTAACACCAAAAACTTGGAAAAGACACATCTCTGACATATCATTGCTTCAGAGTTCAAAGATAAACAATTCAAATCATGCGCTACACACTCATCCTCCTGATCGCAACGATCACAGCTCCACTGACAGCTCAGGTCTTCGACAACATGACCATCGATAGCATCTCAAGTGGACTGCGTCCGATCGATCCCAACCTGGCTCTCGACATGCCTATTGTGATGTCGTTCAACCCCCTTACAGACGTGAGCGGAAAGGATCTGTTCATCGGGACGCTTTACGACATGAACACCAACATCGACGAGACTGGGTGGGACAAGGAGGCTTATTATGGAGATCTTGGGTATGTGGTCTACGATCAGATCCGCGTTGGGGAGACTGAGACCTTCTACGAAGCGCGTTGCTTCACCTTCCAGTACATGGACATGACTGGAGATGTTACAGACGCAGTCACACTGTGCATCACTCAGGAGTATGTTGATTACCTCCTTGAGACAGGAGGAGCCCACGTGGAGGGAGATGTGGTGATTGTAACGCGGCCTCTTCGAACAGCACGCGGTTATAGCTGTACAGTTCATGTGAGGTGGATCGAAGACAAGCGATAAAGAAAAAGGCCCGAGAGGGCCTTTTTTTCTTTTTATAGCCAATAGCCTTATTGACCGCCTCCACCTTGGCGCCGACCTCCCATGAGCTGGTCGAGCATATACTGCTGCTGAGTTCTTCTTCTGGTTGCAGGATCCATCTTGCTGAGAAGTTGTTCTGCTCTGAGCTGATCGTACTCAGCACCCGTCGGCATTCCCTTGAGGGCGTCCATTGCGGATGGATCGCCTTGGTTTTCCTCGTAGTATCTAGCAGCCATAGCCTTCTCGTTCTCACCGAATTCAGGGAAATACTCCTCTCTAAACATCTTGCTCTGATAGGCAAATGGGTCCATTTGGCCGCGTCGGGCGCGGGCTGCGTTGTCGTCAGCTTCAGACATGCTCACAACACGACCAGTTTTTGGATCACGCTCTACAGACATGCCGATCTCACCAAGCCACGTGTCGTAAGCTTTATCACCAAAGGCTTCGCGAGGGTTGTCGATTGGGTCGTAGCCGCCATCCGTCTTCACAAAGAACTGGTTCTTTCCTTCTGGGCTCTGAAGAACGCGCAGATTTGATGTATCACCATATCTTCCAGAGTCCTGGAACTTCATGCCATATCTGGCCTTACGCTTGAAGTACTCGAGGAGTTCCTCAGGCATGCGACCTGACTCCTTGTACTCGTTGTATCGGCCCGATCCGCCGAAGTCGCTCATTCTAACTGTTCTCATGATGTAGCTACGAAATATTCAGCTGTTATGTCTGCGCTCGATGACGCAATAGAAATCTTGTTGATGTTTGCAAATGATATGGTCACCGTCCCGTCCGCAGTCACCGCTGGAGTGGTTGACGTCTGAGTGGCATCCATGGATTGGTTGTAGATCACGAAGTGCCCTCCTGGGGTCACAAGCGTGGCGTACTCCTCGTCAGTCCCGACAACTCTCACCTCGAGGTTGTCAGCGCCGCTGAGGTGAGAGATTCTGAGGTACTTCAGATCACCATCAGCGAACTGACCAGCACCGTCGGCAGAGTCGAACAGGATGAGATCCATCTCCGAGGACGTGGCAACGAACACCCGAGTGTCAATGGCGTTGACGCTGGTGATCGTAGACGTTCTCGTCTGACCGAAGTTCCTCCCGTTGAGAGTAACCTCCTCCGATATCTGTACACTCATGGTGGCCATGCGACAAAGATAGTAAAAGTATTTCTGACAGTTTTACTCGTTCATCCCGTACCCACCGAGGAATGGGTCGTACACCTGACCAGCCGTGTAGGATGGTTGTGGTTGCATCGGGGGAATCTGATAAGGTTGAGGCTGCTGAAACTGTTGGTTGTACCCTGGGAATGGTTGTTGCGGCATCATCATGGGTCCAGCCTGCATCTGAGACACCTGCTGCTCGAGCTGAGCAAGGCGTGGGTCTGTCTGCATAGCACCCTGCGCACCACCCTGAGTGAGGGCGTTGACACCAGCATCTATACCCTTGTTAAGAAGCTCCTCACCAGCCTTCTTGGCGGCCCTCTTAGCCCCAACCTTGAACAACTGTCTCCCTCCCTCAGTTAGTGCTGTAGTTCCTGCGGTGGTTCCTGCTACCGTACCAGCCGTCGCTGCTCCTGCTCCTGCGGCACCTGCGCCAGTTGCACCAGCCGCTCCTGCAGCCCCTGCCGCCCCTGCAGCCCCAGCTGCCCCAGCCCCAGGAAGAAGAGCTGGAGCTAGCAACCCACCAGTTGCAACCACTGCTGCGGTTGTGAGTGCTATCTCGCCGATGTTCTCACGCCTCTCCTTACCAAGGTCCTGATAGTATTGCTGCTGCATCAAATCCCTTCTGCCAAGATCCTTGTACTCACCCTTCCTCATGTCGACCTGTGACGGATCGATACCCTTGCGTTCAGCCTTGCGAAGGGCGCGTTCGTTTATCCGACGCTGTTGGTTGACAGCCCTCTTCTGCTCCCTGAAGTCCTTCCCCTTAAGATCACCCCCAGCATAGGCCTCCACGACACCCTTCTGTGTCTCCGTCTCGAAGATCTTCTCCTTGGAGTTACCCCACCCCTTGTACTTGTTCTCACCAGTGATGGTGTTCGTATCCTTCTTAGTGAAAATACCCATCAGTCGTTGTAATTATTATAGTATCTATAGAACTTTGCCTGATAGTCTGGGAAGGTCATGTTCACCCCCTTCACGTTCTCTGGCTCCCCATCCCTCACGGTGTGACCAAGATACTCTCTAGCCCCCTGCCTACCCTTCTTGTGTCTGAGCAGTAGCAGGTCCATGTCGCTGAACATCTCGTCGAATCCTGGGATCTGAGGTGCGTACTCCTTCCTTAGGTCTCTTATATCCTTAGAGTAAGCGTTCCCACCACCGATCGGGTTGTCCAGAGCCTTCTTCATGATCATCATCTGAGCCTCGGGGGACTTCAGATACTCTTCCTCGCTCATCCCCTTGAGCTCTGGCTCATCGTCTATGAGGTTCCACAGGAACTGAAAGGCACCAGAAGCAGACGACGTGGGGTTCTTCGCATCCCACCTGAGATCGCTCTCCACACCAGCCAGTCCATGCATGAAGGCTGTCGTATCCATGGGGGCTGTCGGCTTCTTGATCACCCTGAACTCACCGCCACCCTGATACATAGGAAACTCCGTGACAGACTTCCCGCTGAACCTGTAGGTCTTCCCAGGCTTCATGTGCTTCACATCACCAGTGTCGCTAACCCCAAGCACATCATGATCCACCCCCTTCATGGTGATGTTGTTGGAGGGGATGATGTTGAAGTCGTTGAAACGATCCTCGCTATCCCGCTTGTACCCAGTGCTTGTTATTGCGCCTTTCAGTGGTCTCATCGTGCAAATTTAGCCTTTCCACCGTATCTGTAATCAAACCCGAACTTCCTCCACATCTCTGCCCTGGAGATGTTGCCTAGGTTCCTGGCGTTGGTTGCCCCCTGAGAGTGCCATCCACCCCCTGGGATGGTGAGCGCGTCACGAGACACCACTCCAGTGACTGCACCGATGTCATCCAATATAACTGGGGTCATATCGAGTATGGTAACTGGCTGAGTCCTTGCCGCCTTGGACAGGACGGGATCGCTTGACATCCTGGCAATATCTAGTGCAGCGTCGTTGGGCTCCATGGTGACCCTGACGTCCTGCGTGCTCTTAAACCCAAGGGCGTTATCATCGCGCCAAGCGTCAAGGGCATGAGTCTTCTTCGCTATGTCGCTACTACCAGCAGCGCCAAGCATCTCCCTGTTGGTGAGGTCTGTGATTATATCCTTGTAGTCACCAGTGGGGACGTCACCAGACCTTATCCTCCCGATGTATCCCTTGCCGCCAGCTGCCAGCTCGTGACTCCTTGGTTCGGCGTAACTCTTGGCTATTCCAAACCGATCGGTTGAGTACACCCCATCACCAAGCGCACGGTGACCCAAACCACCCTTCGCTGACTTGAGATACCAACCAGCGGACTCCTCATCCACGGCTCTGACGCCTCTGAGCGACTGCGTGTAAGCGTCACCAAACTGTCTGGCCATCCTGGTTAGTTCGACCTCAAGCTCTGGAGTGATCCCCTTCTTTGGGTCGAACCTGGAGAGTATAGACGGATCGTTGGCTATGATGAAGTTCCTGAACGCCATTGCTGGGTCAGAGTAGATCTTATCCGAATAGAAAGGTGAGTCTGGGGCGATGGGTCCCCCGCCTGTATATGACGGGGTTGGGGTACCCTCTCCAAACACCTGGATCTTCTTCCTACCTGGGAGTGTCTCCATGATAGCATGAGCAAGGCCCTTAGCCCTATCCTCCACCTCCATGACCTGCTTGGCGGCCTCGTACGTCTCGTTGGAGAAGTGCTCAGACTTCTGACCCCTTAAGAAGAGATCCTGTAGATCATCGAGCTTAGTGACACCAGCGTTCTTCAGAACCTTTATGGGGCCCTCGATCATGTTCGGGATGAGCAGGCTGGCCGCCGTCACACCCCCGAAGAACATCGGATCCTGTTCCTCTCCGAAGAAGTCCTCACCAGTCGCAGCCACCTTGCTAGCCTCGGCAACATCAAGCGCCTCCCCGACGAACGGGAGCATGCCAATAGCGTTCCTCCCGAAGTATCCGATACCCTTCAGGACATCCTTAGACAGATCCCTATCCTTGTTACCTAGCGTGGACACCTCTGCCTCTGGAAGCATGACGTTTATGGGGCGACCCTGAGGATCCATCATCACACCATCCGCAACAGCCTCCTTCAGAGACTCCTGTCCCTGCCTCGATCTAAACCACTTGCGGACTAGATCCCTGTTCTTACGATCGCTTCTCTTGATCTCAGGCATGAGGCAAAGATAACTTACTTACCCTTAGCCTTCCCGTGCATTGACAGGGCTATAGCGATGGCCTGCTTCAGTGGTTTCCCCTCCTGAACCAACAGCCTTATCTTCCTGGAGATCTTCTCGTTCTTCTTAGTCTTGGGCACAGCTATCCTCTGACATAAACACTAACAGATTCCTGTAACTGCAAAAACCCATATGGGTTGCTTAACGTTCTGATCTGTCAGATGACTGCGAAGTTATAAACAAAAATCTGAAAAATCAACCCCAAAGTGAAAGTTTAATCAACACAAGCTAATCGTCTGTGTTTGAGTGAGATATACTATTCGTTTTGGAGTGAAGGTTGATGAGGGTGATCTGAAAAATCTGCCGAGAAATGTATGGGGTGGGGATAATCGTATGTTATACACGTTACGCGCACGCACCCGAAACGCAATCCTAACACCCCCTCCCCCCGCAAGCGTTCTGATTCCCGCCATACTTTTGACGTTTTGCTAAGCCATTGATTGACAGGGCGTTAGCTTGGGTCAGCTGGACAGGGACTTCAACAGAGGACGTGTAATGCAGTCATTGACAATGCATTAACAAAACCCCACTCACTGTCGATTCCCCCACATCACACACCGAGGGGTGCACGCTCTCACCACCACATCCGAACGCACCATGTATGTGTACGCTTTGGGAAATTTGCCTCTACAACCCGCGTCGTTACTGGTTTTAACATCCGTTGGCTTGACAACCCCTGATTCGAATCCGTAGATTGCGACCAGATTCAAACACAAACCATCAAACCCCACACACCATGATGAACATGCAATTTACCTTGGAGGACAACCACGTTGCCATCCTCGACCCAGAGACCCGTGAGGTGGAAGTGATTCACATCCCTGACCTCGACGACGTAGAGGACCTCGCAGAACGTCTCGAGGAACTCGGCTACAACACCAACTCAATCCTCTTCATGTCATGACCGAAGGAGCGAAGCAAGCCATCCGACAGGAGGTGTCAACCACCCCCACGGACAAGTTGAAGAAGCAGTTGCACGTGTACGACGTGCTCCTGATGGACCGACCCAACTACGAGAAGTACGAGGTCACCATCCAAGCAATCCGAGAAGAACTCTCTGCACGAGGTGCACAATAACCCCAAACCCCCAAGCGTTATACAACCATGAAGTACAATAGATTTGACTCCCTGACAGGCCAAGGCATGAACGCAGGATACTGCATCTGCGACGGCGACGCATACGCATCCAACGACGAGACGCTGTTGATTCAGCTCATGGCCATCGAACCCATCGGTGAGTCCGAGGTGGTCTCCGACTACTTGGCTCGATGCTACGAGGACGAACTCT